AAGCGCGTACTCCGTCCACTTTTTGCAACTGCTGATTTTTTAGGGGGGGGGTTAGAAATACCGGAGAATTTAATATGTCTAGTAGAGATTATGGCGTTTTTACCGATGCTGTAGTGGGTCTAGACTCGCACAAAGGTAATATAAAAAGCGTGGAAGAAAAAGCCAACGAGCTTTTTCAAGGTCTTGACGCTGAGTTACCGAAAATGCCGGGCGAACTCGATCTCATCGCAAAAAACCATTGGGTTTATATTGGTTCGCGCTTAAAAAAAGCAGGGCTAATTAGTTCGGTAGATTTAAGTGTGTTTCGCGTTTATTGCGAAACATATGCTTGGTATGTGAAGGCTCAAAGAGAGGTTCAGGAGAATGGCGAATTTCAGAAAACGCCATCTGGGTATTTCCAGCTATCACCCTGGGCTGTGGCTCGTGAGCGACATGCCTCACGCCTTCATAAACTTGAATCGAAACTAAATCTAACGCCCCATTCACGGCAATCTTTACGCATTGAAAATCCAAACCAAGGGTCTTTAGATTTAGATGGGTGATGTTGGCAGCGAATGGCTAGACCGGGCAGCCAATTACGCTAAACAAGTACGGTCAGGTGAGCAGATTGCCTGTGAATACGTAAAGCTTGCTGTAGAACGTTGGTTCGATGATTTAGAGCAGGGGCCAAAACGCGGTTTATATTTTGATGAAAATGCGGCGGCTCGTTACTTTCGATTTGTCTATAAATACTGCCGTCACTATATTGGGGATTTCGCAGGCCAGCCGCTAATTCTTTCACCCTGGCAATGCTTTATAGAGGCCAATGTGCATGGTTGGATGCGTGAGAATAAGCGAAGACGCTTCAAAATTACACATGAAGAAATTGGCAGGAAACAAGGAAAATCAACAGGTAAAGCAGCCGCAGCTAATTATTACTTAATCGCAGATAAAGAGAATGCCGCGCAAGTTTATATCGCGGCCACCAAAAGGGAGCAAACAAAAGAAATTTTTGATGCATCGGCCCAAATGGTTCGTATGAGCCCGGTGCTAAGGTCAAGGGCAAAAGCGTTCAATAATAAGATTTCAAGCGGAACAAGTGTTTTGCTCCGACTTTCTAAGGATTCTTCAACTATGGATGGGTTTAACACTCACGCCGGAATAGTTGACGAAATGCACGCGCATAAGGATTCGTCGGTATGGGATGTGTTGCGTAGTTCGATGGGGTCGAGGTCGCAGCCTATATTGAGAGGAATAACAACTGCAGGTTTTGATCGAAAATGTTTTGCATATAACCGGCGTCAATACGCAATTAAAGTGCTTCAACGTGTCGTTGAGGATGATTCGCTTTTTGCAATTATATTTACATTGGATAATTTAGAAGACTGGGACAATGAAGACGAGTGGATAAAAGCTAATCCTAACTTAGGGGTTTCGACTTCGTTGGAAGATATGCGGGAACAGTTTCGTGAAGCAAAGGAAATGCCTACAGCAAAGGTCGAGTTTCTTACGAAACGTTGCAATGTATGGACATATTCCGAAAGCGCTTGGATGAGGATGGAAAAATGGGACGCGTGTCAAGTTGAATATGATTCAACTGCCATTTTTGATTCTTACAGCGAATGCACGGGCTTAGAAGGCGCGGAGTGTTTCGGTGGACTTGATTTGGCTTTTTCGGAAGATATTGTCAGCCTTTGTTTTTGTTTTCCATCTGGTAAAAAACGCCGTTTTTTTCAACGTGGCTACCTACCTCAGGCGGCGATGGAACGAAGGTTGGCAGATGGTGATAAAACTTTGGAGGCTTTTAAGGAAAGCGGGCATTTGGTGGTACTGTCTGGTGAGGTCGTAGATTACGATTTTATTATCAAAGATATTTTAAATGTTTGTGAAAGGTTTGACGTGAAAGGTATCGCCTTTGACCGTTGGAATTCTTCTCAGTTAGTGACTGATCTAATCGACGAAGGTGTAGAAATGGTGAAGTTTGGGCAGGGTTTTCAAAGTATGTCCGCGCCAATGAAAGATGTGATGCGAATTGTTCTAACGGAAGACTTAGAGCACAACGACCCGTTACTTTCCTGGGCGATGTCCAACGTTGTCGCTTCAATAAATCCGGCTGGCGACATAAAGCCAGATAAGTCGAAGTGTTCCGAAAAAATCGATCCGGCTGTGTCGACTATTATGGCCCACGCCTTAGCAATGGGGGTAGACGGGGATGAGGAGTTCGATTCTATTTACAATGAAAGTGATTTAAATGATGACGAAGACAAGGGTTGCTAGGTGAAATATATTCCAGAAATATTATTAATTATTGGCTTTATAGCGACCGTGGCAGGTGTGTTTTTATCTTACGGCCTTGCGTGTTCGTTAATGTTTGCGGGCGGCTTCTTAATCGTGTTGGCCTTGTTAATCCGACTAACAGGAAATAATTAATAATGTTTTTTGACTTCTCAGCGAAGCGAAACACCGCGCCCCAACAAATACAGCAACCGTTTTTCAGTTTGCAAAAGCCGGTCGCGGGAATGGCTGTTAATGATGATACCGCCTCGCGTTATTCGGGGTATGCGTGTTGCGAAAGGATCATTACGGAAACCGTGGCTTATTTGCCTTGGCATGTGTTCCAGCGCGGCGGCTCTAAACGCGTTCCTGTAAGCGATCACCCTTTGGATTACGTGCTTTATATGCACCCGAATGATGAGCTTGCACCGTTTTACTTTAAAGAATTAATGCAGCGCAATGTGTTGCGCTTTGGCAACTTCTACGCAGAAGTAGAGCGCAATCGTTCAGGCGAAGTTATCGCGCTTTGGCCTATCGAACCGCACCGCGTACAAATGCAACGAGACCAGAAAGGCCGCATTTATTACGAGGTTTCGAATTCTGGTTTTCCAGATAGTACGATTAAGCCTGCCGATATGTTGCATATACGCGGCCCCAGTAAAGACGGCTTAATCGGTTTAGGAATATTAGAGCAAGCCCGCGAATCTATTTCGCTAGGGATGGGCGCTCATGCGTTCGGTGCGAGCTTCTTGGGCAATGGGGCGATGCCTTCGCTTCTAATTACCAATGTAGAAAATAAGTCAAAAATAGATAAAGACGGCGTAAAAAACCTATTAAACAAATGGAACCGCCGAAACAAAGGCGCAAACAAAATGCGCGGCACCGAATACCTAGACGGTGGCCTTGATGTAAAAGAATTCGGTTTTTCTGCGAAAGATGCCCAGTTTATTGAAACGGCTAATTTCGGGATTTTGGATATGTGCCGCTGGTTTAGATTGCCGCCCCATAAGCTAGCCATTTTAGACAAAGCGACATGGGCCAATATCGAACCACAAAACATAGATTTTGTGACTGATGCCATCGTTCCCAATGTAAGTCGTGCGGAAAACTCAGCGAATCACACGCTATTAAGAAAACAGGGCGTTAACTATTACACGAAAGTTAACGTGATGGGTTTGTTGCGCGGTGATTCAGCAGCCCGTAAAGAATATTACAAAGACCTTTTTGCGATGGGTGCGATTGATATCGACGAAATCCGAGAATTCGAAGACATGGACGCACTAGAAAATAACGGTGATTTGCGCGTAGTTCCTAGCAATATGACCACCTTAGAGCGCATGAAAAGCGGCGTTTTGACAAACGACAAGCAAAAAAGCGCCTCAATCGGTGCGCTAATACAGGAAACGTGCAGAGATTTAACAAAAGCCGAGCTGGTAAGAGTTAAAAAGTTCTCAATTGAAACAAGTCAGGAAGATATAGCAAGGGTGTACGTTTCACACGCGCAACGATGCGTTGATAAATTCCGAAACGTGGCAGCGTTAGCGCTTGAAGAATTCGGCAAAAATCCCGAAGGAATCGAAGAAAAATTAAAGGTGTTTTTCTCCGATTACGCTGCGCAAAGTGCCGATGATCTCTACAACGCAATCATTAAAGATGAAAACAAAATGCTTTTGAAATCGTGGGAGCACACCAAAGATGAAAAGCTATTTTCAAAAATTACAAACTTCTTAAGGGAGTGCTAAAAGATGCTTTTGCCCACTATTTGGAATATTCACCAAAACTATTTTCAATCATCGATCGAATTAATATTGAATTCTATTAAGGCCGGGCCTGTAGAAGACGCAGACCGCGAAGGCTTGCCCATTAACAAATACGGATCAACGGCGGTAATAAGCACCGTCGGGCCAATGATTAAGCGTGCGGGCTGGATGGCTCGCTATGGCATTGCAGGCACACGAGACGCACAAGAGGCTTTGATTGCCGCAGCTAATGACGAAGAAATCGAATCAATTGTGTGGGTAATGGATACGCCAGGCGGAAGCGTTGAAGGGCTTAACGAGCTAGCGCAAACGGTTAAACGTGTTAACGCAATTAAACCTATCACGGTTCAAGTTGATGGCCTACTCGCTAGTGCTGGCTATTACGTTGCCGCTAATGCCTCAGCGATTTATGCCGCTCGCGACGATCTTATAGGCTCAATCGGTGTGCGCACTGTGATGATTGATTCGAGCAAGTATTACGAAGAAATGGGCGTGAAAGTTATACCGGTAGATACCGGCCCACATAAAAGCGCAGGCTTAGACGGTACGCCGGTAACTGATCAGCAAATAGCAGCGACTCAGGAAATTATCGACGGCCTTTACAAATCATTTTTAAACGAAGTGCAAGAAGGTCGAGGCATTAGCGGAAAAGATTTAGAAACCGTCGCAGATGGACGCGTTTTTCTTTCTGATAAAGCTCTAACCCTCGGATTAATCGACGGAATACAAACCCTTTCGGAAACGATCGGAGCAATACAGACAAATGTACGCCCCGGTCGTTCCACTCGTGCAGCTCGCGTTAAGTTGGCAGCACTTTAAGCGCTAAGTCGCTCTCTCGCTAGGCGGGAACTCTTAAAACCAAACCCTAAAAACTTAAAACTATTTAACGGTGATCAATATGACTATCGCAGAACTTATCGCGCTTAAAAAAGCAAAAATTGCAGAAATGCACCAAATTACTGAAGACAACCCCGAAACGATGGACGCAGAAACCGCCGAGAATTTCGACGCGCTTGAAGCTGAAGTAAAAAAGATCGATGCGCAGATCAAGCGCAAAGAGAAGCTGGAAGCGATGAACGAAGACTTTCAGCCACAAGGTCGACAAACAGCGCCAACGATGCCAGCAAAAGCAAAAAATCACGAAGAAGAAGCACGCGGCGGGTTTGAAAATTTCGCTGATTTTGCACTGGCAGTTCATGCCGCGCACCCTTCAAATGGTGCTATTGTTGATGACCGCTTGAAATTCTTAGGTGCGCCGTCTGATGTACTGCACAAAGAAGGCGGAAGCAATGACGGATTGCATGTGCCTCCAGCACTAAAAATGGAAGTGTTGGAAGTTGAAACCAATGATTTAAATATGTTGCCTTTGGTTGATGCTGAAATGACTTCAAGTAATGCCGTTCAAGTGTTGCGCGACGAATCGACCCCTTGGGGCGGCTTGGGTATTCAAGCGTATTGGGGCACTGAAGCTGGGCAAATGGTTCGCTCAAAAATGGAAACAAAAGGCGAAACGGTAAAACTTCACAAGGTTCATGCTTTCGCAGAGTTAACCGAGGAATTACTAGAAGACGCCCCGCGTTTAAATTCTCGCTTAACTACCAAGTCAAACCAAGCGATTAACTGGAAGCTTAACCAAGGCATCTTTGAAGGTAGCGGCGTTGGGAAAATGCTTGGCTTTAAAGAATCGGGCGTTGCGGTAGCAGTAGCTCGAGCTACAGCCAACCAAATCGACGCCGAAGCATTGGTTTCAATGTTTTCACGATCTACAAACCCAATGGGATCGATTTGGCTTGTGAATCGCTCGGTGCTTCCCAAGTTGATGACATTAACCGTTGGCAATCAGCCCGTATATCTAGCACCTAACGGCCTTGCGTCTGCGCCTGGCGGCACATTACTTGGGCGTCCTGTTTACTTCTCAGAAAATTGTGAATATCTGGGCGATCAAGGTGATGTTAAGTTCGTTGATCCGAAAGGCTACTACATGCCACATAAAGGCGGCATCAAGTCGTCAGTTTCGGCGCATCTTTTGTTTGATTACGACGTTCAAGCATTTAAATGGACGCTTCGAGCGGGTGGCATTCCTTACCTGAGCACCCCGGTACTACCAAATAAGGGAACCGCTCCACAAAAAGCGGCTAACTCATTAAGCTCATACATTGAGCTTGGCGACGCAGCCTAATAACTAACGCCCTTAACCGGGCGTTTTTTATTTACAAATTAATTTTAAAAATTAAAGGTATTTAAAAATGAATCCCAATATTTTACCAACCGAACGATTTTCGCTTGAAGGCGTTATCTCCCCACAATCAGTTGACGGTGCAACTGTTTCAAGCCCATGGATATCAATGGCGCAGTTAGGCTACTTGTGCGCAATTGTAGCGGCGGGCGCTATTGCCGATACTGGTACGCTTGATGGCGCATTTGTTCAAGCCACAAGCGCGGCGGGTGCAGGTGAAAAAGCTGTGACAGGTAAATCAATGACGCAGCTATTAACTGCAAACGATGATGATCAAGTCTTTTTCAATGTAAGCGAAGACGACCTAGATACGGCGAACGGTTTTACACACGTTCAGTTGCAACTAACAGCAGCGACAGCGGCATCGTTAGTTTCAGCGGTGCTGTTGGGCTTTGATGCGAACTATTCGCCTAAAGCGCACGGCGGCGACGTTGTAGAAACTGTTTAATTTTAAGTAATAAATAAAAACCTATAAGGGGCCATTGCGGCCCCTTTTTTGTGGGCGTTAATAATGATTCCAGTTTCAAAAATTCGCGACCATTTAGAAATACCCGATGATCTCGACGATCTAAAGCTTGAAGAAATTCGAGACGATGCAATCGGCATAATTGAAAGTGATTGCGGTTCGATTATTCAGCAGCGAAATTTCAAACAGTATTTCGATGGTTTTTCATGCCCGCTTGATATTCGAAATACGCCCATAACTGCGTTAACCGCAATTGAATACCGCGACACTAACGATGTATGGCAAACGGTGCCGGTTTCAACTTACGTTGTATCGGGTGAAGCGTTTTACGAAGCTGGATCAGAAAACAACGGCAACGATTATTTTCTATACCCCGAAATACGGCTACAAACTAACGAAAGTTGGCCCTCAGATATCAGCGATAAAAAAGACTCGGTGCGCATTACGTATGCGGCGGGTTTTATTCAAAAAGAATTGCCAAGATCAGCACGACGAGCGATTTACCTTGTGTGTGGCGAGCTGTTCGAAAACCGAGAGCGTGTAGGCCCGTTACAGCTACACGAAATGCCCGCCTACCAAATGGCTATAGCGCCTATTAAAAAATGCGTGGTGGCTTACTAATGAAAGCAGGCCGCGCACGTTCTCGCATCGTCATTCAAGAGCGCCCTAGTAACGGACAATTCGAGGCCCGCGAGGAATGGACAACTATACACACCGCAAAAGCCATTAAAAAACATAAATCCGGTGGAGAGTCTGAAAAGGAAAGCGGTACAACAGACTATTCAAAAGTCGAGTTTCAAACCCGCTATAGAGACAACATAAAGCGCACACATAGGTTGCTTGAGGGTGGGGACATATACGAAATAGAAGATATTCGGAATGTCGGCGAGAAAAATATAAACATGGTGTTGATTTGTGAGCGTCGGAATCGGTTCTAAAGTTGAGGGCCTAAAGGAACTCAACAAAAAGCTAAAAGGCATGTCTGCCGACCTTCAAGGGAAATACCTACAGCAATCAATGGGGTTTGCGATGACTCCGGTTGTGAAGAGCGCTCGCGAAAACGCACCTAGAGGCGAGCGCTATCACAAAACGTATAAGGGCCGAATAGTGGCCCCAGGATTCTTATCAAGAAGCATCAGGAAAAAGACCATGCGTGCGAAGCCTGGTCGGCTTCCTCGTGCAGTAGTGGGCGTCAAAAAGGAAGCGTACTACGGGCCGGCATTTGTAGAAAAGGGGATACGTGGTAAGAAACGTGTACCAGAAGATAACTTCTTAACCGATGCGTTTTATTCGAATTTAAATGATGTTCGCGGTAGGTTTAGAAAAAAACTACGAAATAAAATTGATGAATACAAAAAATGATTGAGCATTCTTTTTTACAGTTTTTAGCCGCGCAGGTGCCTAGCTTTGATTTTGGTTTGGGCAACGAAAACATTGGGTACTATTTTCAGTCGGCACCACAGGAAGTGGACCCGCCTTTTGTGGTGTTTCACTTGACCGGACAAAATCAAGACTACCCGCAAGCCTCTAGTGGCATTACGTACAACAATTACGACCTCGACGCTTTTGCTATACGGCCAGACGATGCCGCGCGACTTAGTGACGCCATTAAAACAGCGATTAACGGCTATCAGGGAGATATGTTTGGCTATCAGTGCACATTGCTGCGATCTGAATTTGGTTTTGATTCGGAGGAGTCGGATACCAATCTTTTTTATAGAAACATTAACGTACAACTCAACTACATATGAGGCTTTAACCCATGGCTACACAACAAGCTTGGCTTTTTAACGTTGGCGACAGCGGAGACCCAGAAAATTTTGATCCGTTAGAAGGTCTTTTCGATTTCCCAGAATTTAACCCGCTTGATCGAACTTTGCGAGATGACACTGACATTAATCACGCAAACACTAGCGCTATGAAAAAATGGGCATTTAATCGAATGATTGATGGCCAGGAACTTCCATTGAAGTGCGATTACTTGCCGACCGCAACCGCTCAGGCAAGACTAATTGCCGCTATTGGGGACAACGCGGGGGTTAACGTTCAATATGTTTGGACGGACGGAACGCGCACCGAAACCTGGCAATTTAGTGTTCTTGTTAGAAGCGCCCCTTACGAGCCTTCATCCTCTTCTGATGAAAACGCGAAGGACATGGTTACGTTCAATTTGAAAATAAATGCAACACTACCAACGCAGGCGGTCACCTAAAAATATGAGTATTTTCACTTATCTACGACCTCGAAGAATGCGACGCAAGTCGAATACATTTCAGCGTAAAAAAGTTGAGTACAACAGCGAAAAGTTCAACATTGTTGAGCTTTCAACGTCCGAAATGCAGGCGCTAGCAAGATACGTTGAAGAAAACGAATCAAATGATGTTGTTGCGGCGGCTTGGATCGTTTCGCATGGTTGTGAAGATTTCCTGCGAGACAATCCCGGCGATCTAGCCGCAACCGTTGGCCCTGGGTGCCTGGCTTTTTTATCAAAGCAAATTATGACCCTTTCGGGGTTAAGCGAAGAGGCGCAGGAAGAAACCGAAAAAAAATCCGAGAGCGACCAGAGCTAGAGTTTTTTTGTGAGCTAGTAGGTTTTACTGGTCGCTTGCCCCATGAGTTGCGGGAAATGCCCGCGAGCGATTACTCGTTATTAAAATCCTTTTATCAGTTAGAACCGTTTGGAACCAAGCGGGATAATTGGCACCACGCCAACACTCAAGCCACGATATCGAACGGCGTTATGTCCGCGCTCTACGCAATGGGCGCTACGAAATCTAAGGCAAAAGCAAAGACGAAAGACTTTCTTTATCCTCGCAAAAAAACATCAAACCAAAATGCCCGCGCATTTGCGGCGCACCTTGATCAACTAGTGGGACAAAATTGTAATGTCACAAAACGAGTTAGCCAAACTATCGATAGTAATGGAGACTCAGACCGAGAAACTACAGAAAGGGTTTGATGCAGCCGAAAAACGTTCGAAGTTATGGGAGAAAAGATACAAGAAGTCAATTGGTTCGGTAAATGGAGTGGTGAAGGCGTTTATAGGATTGTTTGCGGCTCATAAAATCAAAGGCTTTTACACGGCGCACATTGACGGGATAGATAAACTTGCGAAGCAGTCCGCAAAGCTCGGCGTTACCGTTGATGCTTTGCAGGGGTTAAGGCACGCGGGCGAGTTATCCGGTGTATCTATAAACACAATGGATATGGCTGTACAAAGGATGACGCGAAGGGTTGCCGAGGCCGCAAAGGGAACCGGCGAAGCAAGGGACGCGATAAAAGAGCTAGGCTTAAGCGCTGAGTATTTAGCATCGCTTCGCCCAGACCAACAAATGATAATGATATCGAAAGCAATGGAAGGCGTTTCGTCGCAAGGCGATCGTGTCAGGCTAGCGATGAAATTATTCGATAGTGAAGGTGTTGCGCTTGTAAACACGTTGGCTATGGGCGAAGAAGGATTAAGAAACGCAGCAAAAGAAGTTGAAGGGTTGGGGCTTTCGCTTTCTTCCGTTGATGTGGCAAAAGTGGAGCTTGCGAATGATGCATTCACAAAAGTTGGCAAAAGCTCAGGGGCTTTTGGTCGAAGGATTGCTGTAGAAACCGCGCCGATTCTCGGGGCTATGGCTGATCTATTTTTAGAGAACGCGGCGAACGCTGGCGGGCTTGGAACCGTTTCGCAAAAACTTTCAAGAACAATTGTCACTGGTATTGGCTTTGCGGCTGACGCAGTTCACGGCTTAAAGGTTGTTTTCTTAACCGTCAGACAAATGGTGGCGGAAGTATTTAATGAAACTGTTGAACTTATTACTCTCCCTGCTCGCTTGGGTGGAGGCTTAGCAAAAAAACTAGGTTTTGATATTGAGGCAATAAACAAAGTAAATCAGTTTAAGGACTCAATAAATCAAACTACAAGCTCGTTACGTGAAGAATTGAGCGATGCGGCTATGGCTCCTCTACCTGGCGAAAAAATCAGAGCCTACCTAAATCAGACACTGGATAAGTTTGAAGTTGAGGCGCGCACAATTGCCTCTGAGCGCGAGGGGTTGCTAGGAAATCTAATAGGTGACGACGGAACGAAGGACGGTGAATCTGACAAAATCGATAAACAACGCGATATAAATAATCATTTTGAACAGTTAGAGCTTGGACATTATCAGCGCAGGTTTAAAAACCAAAAATATTTTGAATCTCTCTTCACTAGATTTAAAAAGTCAGCCGCTATTGGTCGTGTAGGTATTGCGCTTGGCGAGGCGGGCGAGATTCTAAAAATATTTTCTGCCGGCTCTAAGAAGATGTTTAAAGCTTCAAAAATAGCTGGCATATCTAGCGCTTTAATTAGTACCTATCAAGGTATTGCCGCCGGCGTGAAACTCGGTTGGCCAAAAGCAATCCCGGCTGTCGCATGGGCGGCGGCAAATGGCTTTAAGCAAGTTCGCGCACTTCAATCGCAGAAATATGGTGGCGGTGGTGGTGGGACTCCTTCTGTTAGTTCAGCAGCAGAACCGCCGTCTATTTCTGACGTGAGCGTGCCAACTAGTTTTGGTGTAGAACAATTAGAAAATGTATCTCAGCAACAACAAACCCCACAAAGCACGGTTATTTTTAATGGAGATATATTCGCGGAAGGTGCCGAGGAACAAATAATCGATATTCTTGTGCGTGCTTTTGACAATCAGCGCGTAAGAGCTGTTGACCAAAACGGCGAAATAATTGTTGAAAGGTAAAATATGACAGCAGTCACTTACACGGCATCGCGCAGCATCGCCACAGGCCACTCGCTAGGCGTTAGCTACGATTTAGATTTATCCCCTATGGTTTTACAGCCGGTCGATAAGCCTATATATCACGAAGAGGTTTCAATTGCGGGCAATACACAAGTGGCCGTTGAACGTGAAGATGAGCTTTTTGACGTTGAGTTGTTGCAGCTTCTTGTAGGCACGCAAGAGTACGAAAACGTTTTAGAGTTTTTAAAAAGTGTAAACCTAAAAGAAACGTTTATTTTTGATGCGTATGGAAGTGTTGCAAGCCCAGACGACCCACGCACGGCCATTTTAACCGGGCCTTTCTCTCGGCCTCGCATAGGGCCAAACCCAGAATTTAAATTTTCATTTCAGGTAAGGCTTTTACCGTAAATGCGCGAATTAAATAATAATTTTCTCGCCTTTGCTGGCGCGGCCCAAACTCGCCCACGAATTACGATAGCCATTAATTTTGAAGACGATGGCAGTGATATATTGTGGCTTACTTCGCACGACGAAAACCAAAGGCCAACCGGTGGCGGTGTCAACGCAGTCGATGGCTGCTTAAAAAACTTCACACCAACACCGCAACGTATCGACCCGGCGAGCAATAAGTCATCGATTGGTTCAATTAGCTTTGATCTGGTTGATATTGACGGGGAAATATCGGACTTTTTCGCGTTAAAAGAAAGCGAAGGGAAAAGCCCCCGCGAAAAATTGGTTCAAGTTTATTATGGTTATGGCCCGCGAATGGTTGGGCCTGAAGATTCTAGCGCACCCGGCCAGCTCGAAAGCCTTGATTGGGTCGATTTCGAGCTTGAATACACAATGCCGTTTAAGTCTTATGAGGTCACAACCACCGGTTATAAAGTTGTTGCCGATGACGTTCAGCGACTAGAAAAGAAAGAAATATTCGTTCTAGATAAAACAACTTTACGCCAAACAATCGATGCAGAAACGTTGTTGATTCCATGCGCGCTTGTTTTGCCAACAAACCGATTTCAGGTTTTAGAGCATGATGCAAGCTATGACGATCGGCCAGGCGAAACAGTTGGTTATGCAAAGCTAGGTAACGAATGGTTTTGTCATAATGGGTTCGTTGATGATGCCGAGCTAGGTATATGCTTTAACGTAGTAGAAAGAAACGTTTTAGGAACGCAGCCACAAGGCCACGCAGTAGACGACAATGCGCCGCTTGACCGTCGCCCGGCTATTGAGGAATTAGTTTATTTAGAAGGCCCAATTCTTAAGCTTCTTTATGCCGTGCAAACCGGCGTTTTATACGGGCAGGGCGGCGCAACACTTCCAGACAACTGGCACCAAGGTATCCCAACAAACCTTGTACGTTTGTCAGATTACGAAAATGCAGACCCGCTTTTATGGAATCCTTCAGCCAATACAGGCCGAGAGTTAAGCTTTATTGGCGAGAAAAAACAAAGCGGCGAACAATTTATAACGGAACAGATTTTGCCCGTGCTTGGCTGTATTCGTCCTGTATATAGTGACGGCGCAATCGGGATAAAAAAGCTCGTTCCAGTATTGCCAGAATCGGGCTACGTAAGGGAGTTAACCGACGCAGACATTGTTTCAAAAAGTATTAGCTCATTGCGTCATGATCTACCAGATGTGCTCAACGAAATTTCAATTGATTGGGATTGGTCGGCACTTCAAGAGCAGTTTTTACAGCCCACAACGTTAATCGATGTAGACAGTATCGCCAAATATAAAAAAGGCAAAACTAAGCGTTACCAGTTACGCGGCTTACGAAGTAGCAAAGAGACTGGGCAAACGATTCGCAATATGTTTGATGCGCTTCGCAGTCGATTCGCTGGCGGTGGTTTAACTCTAAAAGCACACGCCCTGCCACACGTGCGCGGTTTGGAAGTCGGCGACACTATACGTTTAACTACTTCAATGATTCGCGACCCATTAAGAGGCGGTACTTTTGACCGTGTTTGCGAGATTCTAGAAACAAGCCGCGACTCACGCACAGGGAAACTAAAGCTTTTATTATTTGCTTCAGTAAATGCGCCCGGTTCGTTTGAGACCATTTCGCAAACGAATGTTTTAGACAATGCCTATTACAGTTTGGAAGGAACAGACCTTGCCACATTCCCCGAAATTGTAGATGGCGTAGTAACGGCGGATATTACGCTAACCGGTGGCGAAACAATGGGAGACGGTATTTATTACTATCTCGGAGACTTAACGCAAGGAACAGGAAGCCCCGCACCGGTGATTACGGGCACCGACAACGTTTTTTTAAAGGTGCTAGGGTTTTGCACGCGGGGAATGATTAACCTCGTTGGCGGCGGTCATGCCGGAGGGGCTGGCGCTACATTATTCACCCTGAACAGTTCGACAATACTTTCAAATTTACACACCGATGCTAGCCGCGCGCTTTCTTACTTAAAAGATAATCACCCAGACTTGGCCACCAACGAACAGCAGGGCGTGCCCGGTGTTCTGGGCAATAGCGTTCCCTCTAACTACGCGATGGGAAACTATTCCGTTTCGAATGATTGGTATGGGATCTTGTATGCCCATATTGATCAGAACATCACTCGCGGGAATTCAGATACTTTTTCGCGCTTGCCTATCATTAACCGCGACGGCTCGAGGCTTGAAGGTATAAACGACCTAGATTTGCGCGGCACAAGTGGCAGCGGATCGCGGCCTTTTATACGCTTAAGAAACGGCGAAGGCGGCGACGGCTGGGATTATGAGATTGCATCGCCCGGTTTAGATGGTGCAGACGGCCCCGGCGGTTTCATTTTGCTTTGCCGTGGCGAAACATCAAACGCGGGAACACAAATAGACTTAAGTGGATCAAATGGCGAATACGCCGCGTTAAATGGCAACACCTTTCCAGCCTCAGAGCCTGTAGATTTTAGTTTTACGGGTAGCGGCGGAAGTATGCCGGGAGGTTTTTATTTGTTGCTTGACGGAAACGTTACGCACAACACGAGCACCGACAATGTAACGCAGAATCGCGGCCTTTCTGGAATACACCCTTCAACAAGTGTGGCGCTACTAGGAACACGAGGCAACGAAGATCAAGCCACTTTGGTATGGCTTGAAGATAATGCCGACGGTGACTTATTCGATCTTAATTTTGGCCGATCACAAACCCCACAGGTTGACGTGGGTGAAACGGGTTTTTATGTCCAATACGTACCAAGCCCGGAAAATATTGGCAGCGTAACAAGGCCCCCCAAATACCAACTACAAAACTTCATCGCCCCCGTCACTTTAACAAGCGGCAACGACACAATGCAGCGCTTAAACGACGGCACGATTCAAGAACGCATACGTGTTGATTTTTTACCGTCTACCGAATCGCAAGCCATTGATTATGAGGTACAGGCAAAGTTTTGGGGTGAGCCGGATAGCGAATACTTAACCGTTAATATTGTTACGAATAACTGGGCTTATTTTAATGTCGAAGAAGGCGAAGCGTATCAGGTGCGTGTTCGTGTTCGCGGTAATAGTTCGGAGGTTGATCCGAGTGATTGGGTTTCATCTGGTCAACACGTTGCAGCCGGTAAAAGCGAGCTCCCCGCAACGCCCACGGGTATGAGTTTTTCCCACGCAAATGACGGTCGTTGTTTAATTAATTTTGATCAACATCCCGACGCTGATTTCTGGCGGTTTGTAATAACTAATTTTGATCCTTGGCCTAGCGGCACAGTGCTAGCCGCTGCGGAACAACTTCAATTTGATTTGGGCTATCTATCCCCTAACACCTACACGCTCCACGGTGTTGCACAGGATACCAGCGGCAACAATAGCGCCGAAGATTCGGTGACGTTCAATATACCGTCCGTAAGTTTTCCAACCGCAAATATAATGTACGAAGGCGGGCGCGTTCGTTTAGATATTACGCCGGGCGGTTCGCATCCTTATCCCGTTGATTACTACACGTTGTTTTATGGCGGCGCAGAGATAGCGCGCTTTAGTGATGAAACCCACTTGCGCGAAATCAATTGGGTAGGCTCGCGAGATTTTGGAATTCGTCAAACGTTGCGCGGTGGTTTTAACGGTACGACAAACACAATAACCGTTAACCCTTCGCCGCCAGCCGCACCAACAGTTACCGCACAGCCTTACGGCTCCGACGTTACTATTTTTTATTCGTCGGTGCCCGGCGATTTGCCCGTGAAAAAGTATTTACTTTATGTTGGAGCAACGTTTGAAACCGCTGTTTTATACAACGAAAAAGCGGGCGATTCTGGTTTCACTCTCAAGAAGGAAACAACGCCAGGCACAATAACGTATTGGGTTGTTGCGCAGGATAGCGCTAAAAACTTAAGCGCACCGGGAAGCACATCTGTACAAGTTAGCGGCGATGATTTCACGCTGTTTAATGACTTCGACGCACAACCGAGTTTCGGCGGGGCAATCACAAACGGGCGCCTAAGTGGTTCCGCTTTATTGTTGCTTATTGACAACGACATGACTTGGGCAACGTACGCGGCGCAATACACGACCCCACAATCGCGACACAATGCGGGCAATATTTACTTTCTACCAACATCAAACACTGCAAGCTATGTAGAAACTTTCGACGCTGGCGTGATCATTCCAACAACGCAAATTAACACAACCGTCGTGAGCGATGCTTACCAAGGTTCGCCCGGTGTTACGTGGTCGATTGCCTACAGCGATGATAATAGTACTTGGTCAAGCGAGGATTCTAGCGGCTCGATTGTTGGCGAAGATGTTCGATACGTTCGCTTAACCATTAACGCAACCGGCGACGGCAACGACATAGCCCGCATCTTGAGCGCGTCGGTTCAATTGTCAATTCAAGAGCAAAGCGAAAGTGGCACGGTTGTTTGTAGTTCGGGCGACTCTGGCGGCACGGCTATCACGTTCGCAAAAAATTGGCTTGATATCACATCTATTACGGCAACGGTTTACGGCACTAGCTCCCATAAAGTTGTTGTTAATTTCTCGGACGTTCCAAACCCAAGCGCACCGCAATTTTTAATTTTTAACGATTCAGGAACGCGCCAGAACGGGACCGTTTCCTATCAAATACGAGGCATAGTAGCAGTATGACAAATTGGGCCGCATATAACACAAGCACTTTAGAAACGCTCGATTTCCCCGCTGACGCAAGAGAGAAGGCTTTAAACGCGGCGTCTCTTGATTATACGGGCGATACAAATCTGCAAAACGGAATGATTCGGCTTTTGCGCGGTGGTTCAAATACGGTTACGGTGCAGGAATACAACGGCACGTCGTGGGTAACTCAAAGCATTTTGGCGGCGTCAATTGGCGATATTGCAGCGGGGCAAGTTACTAGCGGAACGCTTGCAGATGCGCGGATTCCTTCGCTTAATGCTTCTAAAATAACGGCAGGTGTCTTTGCAGATGTGCGAATTCCTACTTTAGACGCGAGCAAAATCGGAACGGGTGTTTTTGCAGACGCACGGATTCCTACGCTTGATGCAAGCAAGACAGGGACGGGTACTTTTGTGCTCGCACGAATTCCCACGCTTGACGCAACACGACACGGCAACCAAACGAATGGATCGCTACATGCTGTCGCCACGCAAGGCACAGCGGGCTTTATGTCGCAAACCGATAAACAAAAAGTTGATAATTTGCCAGCTCAAAGAATCGTGGCGCTATCTTCTGATCAGTCGCTTGCTAACAACCAGCTTGAGTCAACCGCCTTTGCGCCACTGTCCGGCATGTCTCTATCGGCGAATACGTTTTATAGAATAGATTTCTTGATAATGATGGACGGCGCGAACGGTGCAACGTCTCAAGCACGCATCATGGGGTCGGATTTTACAACCGTTACCGGCAACTATTACCGGTTTGCAAAAAGCCTATCGAGCGCGCCTTCCACCACAGTTACAGACAACTATTTTTCAAACGATCTGAATATTACGGCGGGCGCTGCATTTCCCGAATACGCGCTTTCTGGATCCGTTCTATACAAAGTCGGCGGGAGTGCAGCAACGCTTCACGTTGGACTGCGGAACTTTTCGGGCGGGGCTCTCGATGTTTATGAGGGTTCGCACGTGATTGTTACTGAGCTAACTAGCACCGTATAAAAACTAGCGGCAAAAAATAACGCCGGTGTTAGTGTTATAGATAAACGTCACACCATCAAACACTAAAAACACTTCGCCCGTTAAGTGGCGCAGCTCGTTTTTTAAGCCGCCATCATTCTTTAAAAGCTTAAATAAGTCGATTGCGTCGGCTTCCTTCCATGCATTCAAACTAACCGCTTGAATACAAAACAGCTCCAAATCACACCCATAATCAAGGCAGCAGTCGCGCAAGGCTTCATCTTCCGGAACTGCATATTGATTGCCGCCGATTTCAAAAAACAGCCATATCGTATGCTCGCCAACGTATCCATAGCCCAATATTTTCACGCTTAACCGCTCCTTAATTTTTTTGAAAGCGATTTATCGTGCCACCAAAGCGTTTAAAGTGTCAACAATTCAGCGAGCAGTGCGTCAATTAGTCGCACCTTGCGGTACATTAAACACATGATTGAAATCAGTGTTTTAAGCTCCCTCTCGGAAAATCAAGCCATTTATGCAGATTGCACGTGCGGTCGACTACCGTATGTGCTCGATACGAAAACACTTATTGAGGCGTTTGGGGCGGATTTGGAGTGGCCGAAGGTGAAGGATCGGGTTGTTTGTCGGGAGTGTGGCGCGCGGCCTGTTTCGGTTCAGCTGGCTTCGCAGGTGCATGTGAAGCCTTAGCCGAGCAAGCATGATTTCCGTTGGAAAATTTGGTTATAGTGTGGTGAATGGGTATTTTTATCGCACAGTTCGTGGATTCCGAGATACCTGCGGCGGCTGAATAAACTGCAACAACAGCAATGAACCAAAGGAGAGCTCTCAGCCCCTGGTGAACAAAACGCATATACGTTCTGTTTCGATCTTCTCGATATATTTTATCTCTGCACGCTTGCTTTATTTTTTCTGATAATACGGGTTTTTTTAAGACTGATAGATTTAGGTCGGAGAGTCGCCTTAATTCAGTTAGGGCGTCAGTTAACTTTTTTGCACTCTGCTGATTTTGCAGCAGCTCCGCGAAATCATTTCGCAGTTGTTGGAGTTGTTGTGAGTTCATTCCAAAGGTGCCGTTTTCGTCGATCGCCTTGAAAGTGTTGGCGAAAAGGGGGGATACTTTATTTTGTGCGCTCGCTACGTAGTTGCAGACTTCATTCACAGCCTCAATTTTTTCGAATGCTGATTCTTCAATCAGCATTTTGAGTTTGGTTTCGTGGTCTTTTTCCTGATCGTATTGATTCGTGTACCACTGAACTTGGGTAAATTGGTCTGCTTTTATGTATTCGTGAAGTTTTACGTAAAAAGGGAAATTTTTTTGGTTATCCATGGGGTCACCTTTCCTTATGTAGCGGCTGACTGAACTGTCTTTGTAAGATATATCGCACAAGCATCGCAGAAATCGGCCACTAGCCACAGGGAAGCGGGCGCCACATAATACAGCCACTCGCCACCAATACCGGCTATTTGCCTAGGGATTGGCTATTTTTGCCGGTGGCGGGCCTCACTACAATACTCTGGAAATTGCCAAGGCGGTTGCGTTGGCTCTTTCCCTGGTTCAATTCCCTTTTTGCATACCTCCACAGCTACAGCCTTCCTTCGTTTTCCACATAGCGAACAACTTTGAAAGCCCGGCGAAATCGTCTTGAATTGGTGATTGCAGCGTTTGAACATTTTAACTCCCTCTTAGTTGTTTGAAAAACAGTCTAAAAAGGTCTAAATTCAAACAAAATCAACGACTTGCATTTTTGTACCGTCGATTCTGGCAGTGTTGAGGTCAGCGGTTCGATCCCGCTAGGCTCCACCAATTTTCCTTTTTAGATCAGCAACTTACAAAAAATAAATTCGCTTGATTCACTGACTGAACAATAAGCGAACAAAAACCCGCACAAAAACATTGTTCACTTTTATTAAAACCCCCTTCCCAATTGATCGCCAGCGATTGAAATGCCAACTTTCGTAAACTCCGGTGTTTCATGTCTTGCTTGATATCCCATCGTTACGCGTGGATCAGTGTGCGCCATAACAACTTGAACAGCTTTTACATCATGGCCCGCATTCTTAAGCATGAACGACGAAAGCGCTCGCACTTCATGGAAAGTCGGCGGTGTATTTTCGCTTCCAATGTCCTTATAAAGTTTTGTTGCCTCTCGAACTTCTTCGAACATTTTCCCCAATCTATCGCCGGTAACTTGCGCCACATGCGATTTTGTTTTTCCGGTTCGGCGTTGCTTTGGCGTGAAGCTCACAAGGTAAGGACATCGAAAGTTTTTAAGGCTTAATTCTCGGCCTCGGTTAATTAATTGAGCCAAAAGCGGATGATCGGTGAAACTAAATTCAAGGTGGGCCGCCGCAATGCTTCCGCGCTGTGCCTCGCTTTTATTAACCGTTTTTTTAAGGCTTTGTGCCGTTACGTGGCTATCGAATTGAAGTTGAACAACATCCTCACGCCTAAGTGTTGTGACCAGTGAAATACCCATGGCAATTTGCAGACACTCATAACCCATTTCGCCCGCTTTGTCGTAGATGATCCAAAAGTCTTCGATAGGCAGGCGCATACGTTTAACATCTGGTTTTTTCTTATTAATGGTTCGCGGTCTATCGTCCAGTTTTGTGAATGGATTCGACGAAAGCAGGGGGGTTAAACCTTGCCCGGCTAGGTAATTAAAGAACTTGTTGAACTCGGCCCGCCGTGAATGCTGGGCGTGTGCTGTGAGTGTGTGCCACCAAGCGGTGATGAGTTTCAGCGTTAGCCGATTAACTGGCGTGGCTCGAAAATGTTCGGCGAAGCGTTTCAATTGGTTTCGTCGATTCTTCCAGCTTGCTAGCTCGCATAGCGTTGGTTCGTATTCTTCACGCCAAGCTATGTATTTCTCAGACCAATACAAAATGCTTGCGGCTGTTTTTACGGGTGGTTTAATGGTGTGCTCTTTATCGCGGTCTTTGTTGGCTTCTGCGGCTATCTGTACGGCTTTCTCAGTGGTGGCAGTAAACACGC